GCACACGAGAAAAGAACAGAGAACGCATTCGTATCCGAGCGCGTATCTATTATCTTCGACGGTCTGATTTTCGTAAAATGCGTGCGAATGCTTGGCATGAAAATAATCGAGCGCGCTCTTTAGAAAATAGCCGACGTTGGAAACGTCTGAATCGTGCTCAACATGCTGTCCAGCATCAGCGCCGCCGTGCTCGCCTTCGATCTGCTGAGGGGAGTTATACGGTACAAGAGTGGACTGCACTTAAAGCCTATTATGATTATCGTTGTCTCTCTTGTAATCTGCAAGAGCCTGATATATCATTGACAGTAGATCATATCGTGCCACTCTCAAAAGGTGGTTCAAATTCGATTGACAACATTCAGCCGTTATGCGGTCGTTGCAATTCTCGAAAACAGGCAAAAGCAATTGACTATCGGAAGTCATAGTTATGTCAGATTTTAAGTGGACTGAAAAATCTAATATGGTTGCGGTTGCGCTTGCTAATGGCAAAACTCGTGCTGAGGCAGCCGAAGAGGCTGGCATTAATGAGCGAACGGTCTATCGTTGGCTTGATATTCCCGAGTTCAATCAAGAGGTTGATCGGTTATCGCTTATGACTGATATTGCAAGCCGTGCTGAGCGCTTGCGATTGGCAAAGCGTGTTATTCGGCAAATGGTTGCTGATGGCAAGATCAAGACCGATAAAGATTTACTAGATTGGCTCAAGTTTGCACAGTCAGAAACGGATGGAGCGAAAGTAGATGCAGCGTCAATCCTTGCCGCCCTCACTGACAACGCATAAGCATTTACTCCCTGTTGCCGATCAAATCGAAATAGCAAAGATGGAGCAGCGGGGTAGAAATCCTGCTGCTTTTCGCTTCCTCAACCCTGATCCGATCGACTGGATCACCACGCATTTCTATATCCCTGAGCTGCGTGGACCTATCCACATCTACCCGCATCAAGCGCAAGCTATCCGTGAAGCATTGCGTACCGATGATGCGGGTGATTTTATTTATTCCACCTGTATCTACTCCGATATTAAGAAGAGTGCAAAGTCCACGCTTGTTGCGGCAGTAGGTCTGTACCGTGCCTTCCAGGTTGACGCGCTTGACGGTTGGGGATCGATCTACATTATCGCCAATGACTTGAAGCAGGCCGATAGCCGCGTGGCGTACTATATGCGTCGGGCGATTGAACTTAATCCTGATCTGCGTGCTGTGTGTCAGGTCAAGAACTATAAGACCGTGCTTCCCAACAACACGTTTATTGAAGCGATCCCGATCGATCCAACTGGCGAAGCTGGCTCAAACGCTGATATGGTCGTGTTTAGCGAGTTGTGGGGCGCGCATAGTAAAGCGCAAGAGCGCATGTGGACAGAATCCACCTTGCCACCGAATAAGTTTGGCAAGTCGCAGCGGTGGGTAGAAACCTACGCAGGCTTTGAGGGTGAGAGCAATCTGCTGTGGAATTTGTATGATCAAACCGTGCTGAATGGACAGCGCCTTGATCCTGATCTTGAACTCTACGCCAGCCCCAACGCGCGTCTGTTTGCGTTGTGGAATACGGTTCCACGCCTGCCGTGGCAATCTGAGGAGTATTATGCTGCTGAGCGTGCCACGCTGATGCCCTCGGAGTTTAATCGTGTGCATCGTAACCAGTGGAGCCAGGGCAGTCAAGAAAGCTATCTGCCGGATATGGCGTTGTGGGATGCCTGCAAAGAGCCACGCGGCACCATCCCGCCGCCCGATCGGCGTACGCAACTGGTGATTGGCATTGACGGGGCGTTCGGTCGTAAGGCAGGTGCCTCAGACTGTTTTGCGGTCGTTGGAATTAGCAGACATCCGACCGACCGAACACGACAGGCCGTGCGCGTGGTCAAGACCTGGCAAGCCAAAGCGGGAGAGCAGATCGACGGGGAAGAGGTTGAAAGTTATCTGCGCTGGCTGTGGAATGCGTACGCGGTGCAGGTCATCTGCTACGATCCCGCCATGTTGCAATTTATGGCCCAGCGGTTAGGCCGTTCGGGCGAGTATCGCAAGGAATGGTGGAATCCTCGTAGCGTCAAGATTCGCGGCGGTGCGCTGTTTTGTGAGGAGTTTAGCCAGGCCACGCAGCGCGTATTGGCAGACGGCGCGCTGCTCGATCGTATCCTTGATCGTGGGATTGCCTGGGATGAAAGTCTAGATGGTGCTGATGTGCTACGAGAACATTTGTCAAGCAGTGATCAGAAAAAAGAGATTGGGGTAAAGGAGGGCAGGGCCATTAGGATCGTCAAAAGGGAAGAGAAAAGGAAAATTGACTTGTCCGTGGCCCTGAGTCAGAGTAGTTACCGGGCGGCGCAGTTATTTGGCTAGACCGACCTTCCATTCATTTTCTGCAATCAATCGTGTGCGGCGCTCATTCGCCACCTTGATTGCGTGTTGTTCGTCTTTAGCAATAACAATCGTCGTTAGAAGTTCTTGGTTGTTTGCCCAGCGAACGATACCAATAGTTGTTTGCGCGTCGGGTAGAGAAGCGTCACGTTCACAATTGTAGAGATCTCCGCTTTTCCAGATTTGCACCCGGTAGATGGCGTGGCCTTGGCGCATTTCTTCAGCAAAGCGATCGGCTTCCCATTCTTCGATCGACATATCATTGTAATAGCCCGTGTTGCCATACATGTTGATATATGCATCTGCCAACGCTTTGTCAGTAAACACAGCGCGAATACCATAATCGGAATATTCGCCGCTGGTGATAATATAAATCGTGCTCATACCTCAGTCCCCGCAATCTCAATAATCGCCTCGCAGATCATGCGTGCCGCGTCTTCTGCTAATGGATCACCTGCAACAATCTGTGCAAGTCGTGTCAAGAATGAACGCCGTTGGTTTGTAGTCATCTTGATTTTGCCGTACTCCATACACATCCAGGCATGATCGAGCCGCTGCATTGGGTTGAAGTAGTATGCATGTGTTGGATCGTTGTTATATGGTAAGTGTAGGTTGCCCGGTTCATGCCAAGCTTTATCCCAAAGTTTCCACCCCACCCAGCGGGCAAGGGCGGCGTTTGTCTGTTCGTGCGCATTCATAGCGTATTGTTGTTCCTTCCAGGCTTTCGCGGCCAGTGGGGTATTGGCCTTTTCCGTCCCTGATACACACCGCGCCATTGTGCCCATTTGTTCGCTGTTGGCATATGATGAATATCTGTCCAGCCCTCGATGTGTTCTGCGATCCAAGCATCAAACATTCTTAGTTCGACTTCATTCATCGCTTTGATTCCTCCCATGCCTTGACGGCTTTGGCGATAGCTTCGGGGCCGGTGGTGCCTCGGATTGATTGTGTCCCAAATGTGCAGGCGTAATAGTTGCCGTTGTTCATCAAGACAAGGCCAGGATACCGATCGAACAGCGGCCCGGCATATCTCCAATCGTCTGCGTAGTCGGGTGGTTTTGGTATTGGTACGATCCGGCATTCATAACAGAAGTTACCACTATTACTGATGGTATGTTGTTTGACTTCGCATGGTATCTCCCATTCGCTTTGTGGAAGATGATACACATGCTCAGCAAGCCAGGCGTTGAGGTCCTGCCGCTCCTGTGGGGTGAGTGCTACAATCATGCCCATCCTCCGATTACGGCAAAGACCGCGCCAAAAAACATCATGCCAAAGATAAACACAATAATGGAAGAGATGAGTAGTTCAATGTAGTTATTGTGTTTATCACCATCATAGATGCCATAACCCCCTATGGTTGTGAGGATTGCTGATGCAATGAGGATATATAGGTTTTTCATAAGATCTCCTGTGGGGTGAGTGGTGCTGTGGTCATAGTTCTTCATCCTCGGTGTGCAACGGGCACATCTTTTGATAGTCGCGTTTTTGTGGGCACTCAGACCAATTGCATTCACCATCGCGCCCAGTATAGCAATGTGTAGCATGTGAGGCTGTGGCGTTCAATGCTTCTGTTGCTACGTCTGTGTCAATTTCTGTATGGCCGTAGCGATCATAGTACTTATTAAGATCGCTATAGACTTCAAGTGCATTTCGAAGCGTGAAGACCTGCGTCTGTAGTTCCTCGCGTTCTTGCTGATAGCGCAGGATGATGGCTATCAGCAGTGCATGGATTGTTGGCTCTTGTTCATCCTCAGTCGTTGGATCTTTGATCTCGATTGCCTGAATTTCATCATGCCGAAAGACCATGCCGCCGAATTGCACGCGCTGCAATCGCAGTTCTGTGAAGTCCACAATCGTTGTCTGTCCGTTGGCTAAGGTGATGATTGCCACTTTATGTGCTGTGGTCATGGTGTTTCCTTATCGACATTGACAAAAGCCGGGTGAGCGTCCGCAATAGTCGCAATTATCTGTGATTGATCGTTCTTTTGATGGCGCCTGCTCCAACATCTGCACAGCGGCGCGCAGGCAGTCGCTACAATAGGTCAGTCCATTGGAGAAGTCGATATACTTCCGATTCGAGTATCCCGTATGGCATTCATCGCAGTAGGGATGATTATCTTGTGCGGTTCTCATACCATCTCCTTAAACAAATCGCGCGAAACTTACGGTGTACCACTGTCCACCTTCAGCCGCAACACCATCTTTATAGCGACTGCTCTTGTGAGGGTTCATCGCATCAGCGACATAACCGATCCATCCATCAACCTCATATGGGGCAATGGCTGCTTTTGCGGCGGTAGCGCGATCGTCTGCTTGATAACTCTTTGGTGTTGGTACGAATACAACTTCAGTTTTCGTCTCGCGGTGTTTGCCGATCTTGTCTAGGCCATTCGTATGGAAGTGACATGTTTGATACCCAAGCCCGGTAAGCGCAAGCCCCAGCGATTCAGCGTCCAACTCTACTCGAAGAAACTCAATCCCCGATGTGCTATCTGTGATCTGGATTTGAATGGTATTGGTGCTTGAGAAACGACTGATGGTGATCTTGCCGTTATGCATGGTTGATCTCCTTATGACAAGTAGTGCTCGTCTAGTTCCGAACCGCCAGCCGGTGTATTCGGCAGGTTAGTCGGTACTAAGTTGATTCGATGATCTCGGTTTCTAAATCGATACGCTTAGTTGTCTTCGTCTTTTTGGCAGTTTCGGTTGTTACCCATTCATCAAAATCACACCAGCGACATTTCCGATGCTGGATGATGGTATATCCAACTCGATCGTTGCCGTATCCATTGTTTTCACGCGAAATCGCGGCCTTGCGCTGACACTTCGGACATTGCCGAGTGATCGCGCCGCGTTGGGCATTCTTCTTATACACTCTATCTGGACGCTTACCCATGTTCTTATATCTCCTTATTGTATCCGGCATTGCACCCGAACCGAGGGCAACGGTTATTCTATTTCGTTTGTTCTAGCGCTTGTCGTAAGTCATCACCCATAGCCCAACCGATCTGCCAACGCGGGGGATACGAACCCTTATTGTGTGGCTCGTCAGGGTTGCTATACCGCTCATATGCTCGAATAGCATGTTCGGCAATCGTGACCAACAATTGATACTCCTCATCGGTACAGCCGTCGCGCCGAAGTTCAGCAATCTTCGTATAATCCCACATATCCATATCCCCTTTACTTGATACCTAATGATACCAGATACTCATACATCTGTCAATAGGCAATCTTGACGTATCTGCTATACTAGACAAAAAGGAGTTCACATAATGTCATATGGAGAAGCCTACTTTTACCGGCCACAGCCTGAGATAGTCGAGGAGTTGACCGGCTTTGATGTGGTAATCGGTCAGTCATTTGATGAGCGTGCGATGTCCATGCTCATTGATGTGCTTTTGAAAATGCGCTATGCGTTGCCGCAGCTGGAAGGTCCCGCCGAGTTGGTACGCGGTGATGTCGTCATTACCACGGCGCAGCTTACCAAGTGGCGGGATGGTCGTTGGGGCTATGGTGGCACCTGGCGGAATGGCGCAACCTTTAAGTTGTCTGAGTTTGTTGACTCCTTCCACAGCGACGAAAAGAACTTCCTGCACGGTCCTGATGGACGGCGGCTGTTTGTTACTGATGAAGGCCGTACGTTCTATCTGATTCGTCCGAAGTACGCCGCTAAGACGTTCTGGACGCTCCTCGCGGGCATTCATAAGCGCGCCTACACCATCGGCACGAATCAATCGTACACTTGGCCGAACAACGCCTTTATCGATAACGTCGGCGCCGATGACAGCAATCGACACATAGCGACCCGTCGCAGGATCTTCATACTCATACGTATCCGGCACCACAAACCCTTGATCGATCACCCGATCAACCGGGTCATTCAGATTGAGCGTTTGTGCGTAGTCAAACTCGGTACGAACCGTGGCCCGCCGCTCCTCAGATCGAAACGTGACGGTGCGGGTACCGGATGCTGGGACCTGGCTAATCACAATGCGATAGCGAATCGGCACCACATCACCAGGACACGCGGCAACCGGGCCGGGATTGGTATCGGCAGGCGTAAACTGCACAGCAGGACCGACAAATGACGGAAACAAGATGATCGCAATGACGATCACCACCACAACAACATTGCCCCAAAAGATTCGATTTTGGGTTTTGCGGTCCATCGGCACTAGGGACCTCCGATGCTGGTAAGCTGCGCAATCACGATCGCAATAATCACGGCCCACATGCCGAGCACCATCCATTGACCGATCCGAAAGCGATCCTTCTGATCCGAAAGTTGTTGCTTGGCGTCCTGCCATTCTTTAGCGGTAGGCATCTCAGTCATACGCTGTTCAAGTTTATTGAGACGCGGACGCACACCCGGCACATCCTCATTCGGATCGCCATTGATCAAGCGGCGCAATCCTTGAAACTCCGCTTGCAGTTCTTGCCGTAGGGCTGCGATGTCGCCATGCGTAGCAGGCTGTTGCGGTTCCGGCACAAGACCATCCTCTAGCGTATCGAGCATAGGGGGAAGTGCTCCCGTTGCTGCTATCATAAACGAGGCCGCAAGTTATGTCAAGAGGGGAGGCGAAAAAGAGGCAAAAAGAAAAAGCGTGCCGTTCGGGTTCCAATCTCAGGCACGCTTTCTATCAAGGAGCCAGGTGCGCTGGAGGAACACCTGACACAAAGAGTATAGCACAACCTGACTTAAACAACAAACCACCCTTCTGGTGCTACAGTCACCCACATGGCGGCTAACGACGATTCGTCGGCTTTCGCAATCAGAAGAATGGTTGTGGGATTGATGGAGCCAAGGAACTTGTTACCTTCTTGTCGCACAATCGAGACGGTTGGAGCCGTCGAAGGTTTCCACCCGATGGAGTATCAATCCATAAAGATGATAGCACAAACATCGAACAATCGCAAGTGCTCTACATCCACAGGATTAGACACAGCAACGCGACAGTACCGTGCAGTACTGCTACAAAACCACGCCGCCCGATCCTGGATGCTGTACAAAGGATCAAAAGGACCAGGCGGCATGTCCGAATGCCCGTCGCACACGCATTGTAGCATGGAAGTCAAGTATTGACGTGGATACTATATTCTGGTAAAATAGTGTATTGACATGAAAGGATAAACATGGACAGGAAACCAAAAGCACTCGACTTATTCTGCTGTGCTGGCGGGGCCGGGTATGGTCTGATGCTTGCAGGGTATGATGTAACGGGCTATGACATCGAACCACAGCCGCGCTACCCTGGTCGCTTTATCCAGGGGGATGCATTTGACGTGCTCAAAGTGGATCTGTCTGCATACGATCTGATCTGGGCATCGCCAAAATGCCAGGCACATAGCCGCATCACACCAACAGCCCATAAAGCAAAGCACGAAGTTCAGTTACCGCGTGTCCTTGAAATCTTACGCGCTCAATCGACACCCTATATCGTTGAGAACGTCGAAGGCACTCAGATCTACATGAACAATCCGATCTTCTTATGCGGCACGATGTTTGGCCTGAATATCTGGCGGCATCGCTGGTTTGAGATTGGCAATGTCGATACTTTTTTTATGTTACCGCCGTGCAATCATTCAGGCATTCCCGTGCTGATTTCAGGCACACCGCGCCGAAAAGGCATGAAGCGCATCGAACCATCGGTACAGCAGCGCCGCGATGCAATCGGCATTCAATGGATGACTGGCAAAGAATTAGACCAGGCAATCCCGCCAGCCTACAGCAAATTTCTAGGCGAACAAATTTTGAGGAGTACACTCGTATGCAGTTAACGTACACCTATCACATTATGAAATGGACCAAAGAGCGCACGGGCCATGCCGATATCACCATCCGCAATGCGCTGAAGCGGGGAGAGTTGGTCGCGGCAACGACGGTTGACGGCTTTCTCTTGTTTCCTGAGTGGACGATCAAGGCAGACGGCACGTATCACATTAACCATGATACCCGTGCCTGGGAAGAACTACACTACCTAAGCGAATGCTATACGCTGTCCGGCCTCAATCGGAAGATTGGCAGTCGATCCTATGTCCACACCCAAACCCTGCTCAAACAACGCAAGATTGACACACTCAAGGTTGACCGCTATGTGCTGGTGCATAAGAGCGCACTTGACGTGCTGCCCAAAGCGGACACACAGCGCGACCGTAAGCGCGGCGAAAAAACACATTATGAGGATAGCCGCTGGACGCTGGAAGTCCGCATTTCTAAGCGCGGTTATGACTGTCTAGAAAAACTCCGGCAGCGCGTGATTGCGGGGATTGATGTCACACCGATTCAGGCCAATAGCGCCGTCGTGTTGACTGGACTGAAGACCGCGCAGCACGGGATCGATGCGGATGTGCTGTCCGCGTGGCACGAGAGCTATGGCGACATTCACAAAAAGAACTTTGTGCGCGTCTCATTCCAAAAGCGACATATCGATCGGTTGGAAGCGATCCGCACCGCGCACGATCTGAATCAGGCGCAAACGAGCGATTTGGGCATCCATCTTGCAGGCTTGACAGATAGTCATGTATCTGGTATGATTGATGAGAAATAAGTAAAGGAGATTAAAACCATGATCAACGAACCACTAATTACCGTATCGTGTGATAGTGATGGTTGCCGCAACAAAAGCGAGTACGAACTAACAGCGCTGGCTGGCGGCGGCTGGGATGATCGGTATCTCGAAAAGTACATGGAAAAAGACGGTTGGACATTCGACGGCGATCTGACATACTGTGATAATTGCTCAGAGGATCGTGCCAATGCTAACCACTAGCTACAACCGCGCACAGCAGCAACTCTGGCAGGCGGAGCGACGCTTGACCATTGGCGGCTTGACGGAAGAGGAGCAGGCGGATCAAGAAACGATCTACGGCCTTGCGCAAGAACGCCTAGACGAGATTGAGCGCGAAAGCGACTATCGTATCATGCAGGGATACAAAGGATTCTAATCATGAGCAACACAGCATTAGCAGCACGCGAGACGGCAGACTTGTCAATCATGGAGCAGGTGATTGTCAAAGGTGATTTGGCCCAACTACAACCGCAAGAGCGTGTCCAGTACTACAACGCAGTTTGCCAGAGTGTTGGGCTTAATCCGCTCAGCAGACCCTTCGACTATATCAGCCTCAACGGCAAGTTGACACTCTACGCGAAAAAAGACGCAACCGATCAACTCCGAGCAATCAATCATGTCAGCATTGATGAACCGCGCCGTGAAGTTGTCGAGGGTGTGTATGTGGTCACAACAACCGCACGAATGCGCGACGGTAGAACAGATACCAGCATCGGCGCGGTCAATATCGAAGGCTTGAAAGGTGAAGCCAAAGCCAACGCCATGATGAAAGCAGAGACGAAAAGTAAACGCCGCGTGACGCTTTCAATCTGCGGTCTTGGTTGGCTGGATGAAACGGAAGTTGAAACAATTCCGAACGCAGGCTATCGCAAAGTGGACACAGTAACGGGCGAGATTCTGGACACTGAGACGAAATCAACAACCCAACGCGACACCGCCATTCGTGCCCAGGAGCACAACCCCAACTCCCTCGAAGATGCACGCGCCTTCTATCTCACGGAATTAGAGCGCTGCCGGGATCTGAATATTGATCCGAGCATCTTACCTGCCGATAAGAAAGCCAAATACGATCGCGCTGTGATGCTCAATCCTGTTGCTGAGGGCATAGACGCGGGCAAGATCAACAACGCCGCAACGTTCCTCAAACGTACCGCTGATTGGTACGAGTCATTAGAGCAGCCTGAGACGGCAGAAGCGGTTGATGCATCTCGTATGCCGTCTTCTGCTTGAAAAAAAAAAAATAACATTTTTTAATCTTTTTTTTTTTGAAGGAAGTTCAGTGCTTATATTCAGCTCACCT